TCAGCCCAGAAGGGCGGCTTCTGCTGATGCCAGTTCGGCAGCATCATCGTTGCGTGGAAATAGGTGGCCGTAGGTGTCCATCGTCAGCATGATTGACGAGTGGCCGAGGCGTTCCTGAACCATCTTTGGCGGCAATCCTAAGCCGCCGTCCTCACGGCGATTGATGCACCAAGAAGCATAGAAATGCCGCAAGGAATGAAAGCCGGTGTATTTGGCTGCCATGATCGGCTCACCGTTTTCATTCTTCCTGCCGGTATCCACCGATACGCCAGCCGCGATCTGTAGGGGCTGGAAACCTCGCTGCATAATTGCAGAGAGCGTTTCGACCTTTCCCAGACCATTCGGGAATGCAAGCTGTTCCAGCTTCATTTCCTCCTGTATGGCGTTTCCTTCATCGTCCTTCACTCTCGGGCGTGGACATGCAAGACGCCATTCTTTGAGCGTGTTCAGGACAAGGGGAGGCATTGGCACGGTGCGTTCACCAGCTTCTGACTTTGGTCTGCCGATATTGTTGAACCGGTCTGCGCGTTGCCTGACGTGGATTTCCCGCTTATCAAAATCGATATCAGCCCATCGCAGTCCGCGAAGTTCGGAAGCCCGCAGTCCGGTAAAGATCGCGGTCAGCAGGATAGGCCGCCATTTGCCTTGCAGCGCCCCGACAATGGCCTTGATCTCACTCGGCAGTGGTATGTCCACTCCGAGCTTAAGCTTGCCCTTCTGGCGACGTTCTAGGCGTCGATCCTTCCCCTTCTGACGAACTCGGCTTTTCTCCCTGACGGCATTGCGCACAACAAGGCCACGTTCCTGCGCGTCGGACAGCAGTGAGCCAAGGCTCACTAGCACCTTCTTGACCATAGACGGCGACCGACCTTCATCAATCATCTTGTCTTCGAATGCGCGGATGGTAGGCACATTCAACCGCGAGAGAAGCGTGTCACCGATCATCGGTTTGATATGCAAATCAAGGTGCTGCCGGTATTGAACAATTGTACCGCGCTCCAGCCCGTTTTGCTCTCCACGTCGAATCCAAAGTTCGCCCGCCTCTGTGACTGTGGCGCTAGCGCTATCCGCCACATGGACGCCTTCTCGCACTTCGACCCGAGCCGTGGCTTCGAAGTCAATGGCTTTCTTTTTCTGGTCAAATGTCTTCAGACGGCGTTTGCCCTGGGTGTCTTTGTAGTCAACAACCCAAGCAGTTTTCAGCTCGCCCTTCGGTGTGGACCATTCACGTTTGCGGATCGACATCTGAATTACCACCCATCAGTCATCATCGTTGTACGGATCGCGACCGTGATAGGTTGCTGCCAGCGGATATATATCCTGCTGCAGCTTCTCAATCGCCTGCCATATCTCACCGATGACCTGATCAAGTGGCCCGTACTCGCTTTCGACGCCTATAGACCTCTCCAACATAGAGACAATTTCGGCATTCAACGAGCGGCCACTTTCCTTGCTCAGAGCCGCTATTTTATCTCGAAGTGACGCCGGAAGCCGTAACGTCAGTCTCACTTCCTCTGGATCATCAACCATTTACCTATCCATTCACGAAAAATCCGTGACACCAATACAGCACCGTATTGACACCATTCAATGCACGACACTATATTGGTGTCGTTATGGTTACCGAAAGGTTGAATGAATGACAACAGAAAACGGCAAATCTGGCGAAGGTTTGGATCTGATCTGGGGCTTGAAAGCGATTGCTGCACTGATTGGACGCACTGAACGCCAAGCCTTTTACATGGCTTCCGAGGGAAAAATTCCAGTGAAGCAAGTCGGCGGACGCTGGGTTGCGTCACGGCAGAAGCTGGTCGACTTCTTCATGGGAGACGCCGCATGACCAAGCAAACAAAAGGCCCGGCAGAGGCGGCAACCTCTCCGAGCCATGGTTCAAACCCCGCAAAAGGTCTTACGAACATGGATAGCAATAACACACAATCCGCTCAGGGTGCAACGGGCCATCGGTCAGCCAAAGAACTGATGATGGATATCGAGAACCCGCTCAGCGATGCCCGGAACATGATTTCGCTCATGCATCGTCAGCTTGATGAGCATTTCAACAGGATCACTGCCTTCGATCCAGACAGGCCGCATCTCTATTATCTGTCGAATAACGATGTAGACGACATGATTTTCACCGCAAACATGCTGTCGAAGTTCATCCGTGAGACATACGGCCTCTGGCAATCAGCATTGGAGGCAGACCGATGAGTGGCAAAGCCATAGCCCGCCTGCGCCGCCTGATGCTCGAACAGTGGATCGAAGAAATGATCTGGCATCTCGACCGAATGGACGGCGACTGCGATCTGGAAGACAGCGACGAAGACGGCGATTTCGAAGACTACGAAGATGAGCGCGAGCTCGATCCAGCGGAGGATGACAGCCCGATGTACATCTGGGGAGGGCAAGGCATTTGAGCGCCACGAGAAAGCCCGCGAACGATGCAAATTTGCATTTCTATCCGAAGCACGCGGCACCCGGGCAAGGACACGACTTGTCTGGGAAACGGCGACAAGCCACACCAATGGCAGCGTTGCGCCTCCGGTGGCCCGACAATCGTATTGAGCAAGGAAAGCTCTTTGAAGCTTGGCATGACATCGCTGGCCAAATTGTGAATGACAAGGGAGGGTCAAGGTTCCGCCTCCTGTCAGCCGTTCCGAAGCTGATCTATTGGAAGGCTGGGATTATCCCAGCAACGAATGAGCAATGGGCTTCCCGGTGTGGCAGATGCGCGGTGAAAACCGTCACCCGAGACATTGAGCTTTATCGGTGCCTTGGCATTTTCATCGTTCGCTACGGATGGCGGAAACGAAAGTACGACCGCAAGATTGTCAAAACCCGGCTGATTTTCCCGGCTCTGCCGGAGACTTTGAAAGCCAGCATCACGCTTCCAGACAACTGCGATCATATGGACACCCGTGGTCCCGATGAATGGGGGGTATTTGGCGATGATCATATGGACACCCGTGGTCCCGATGATCTGGACACCCGTGGTCCCGGTACCTTTGAAGCCTATGAAGAAGCCGAAGGGGGCAACGATGCAGCTTGATCTTTTCACCCATCGCAAGCCAGCAGCTATTCACGCTTTCCCGCTTGCACGTAGACGCAAACTGATCGACGCCGCAGCGGAAGCCCTGACGGTCAAAAGCTATTCGCAGGGCAAGGCGTATTGGACCCGCCTCGTAAAGGGGCTCTGGAAGGAAATGCTCGCATCCGGACTCAACGCCAAGACGATCGAATCCGAGATCACTGCATTAGCCGATGCTGTCAGCCAAGAAATGAATATCCGAAATTACTACCGATCCTCGAAGAACGGAGGTTCCGCATGATTAATCTCAACGCCAAGAGAGAGCCGCGCAGCGGGTCTCTGGGGTCTGGGGGATCATCCCCCAGTGGGGGTTGGGGCGAAGCCCCGCATAACAAGGAGAGCGCAGCATGACCGACCAGCAGAATCCGCGAGTTGTCGAGGCTGCCCGCTGGCTTGCATTGACGCCAGATCGTGACAAGCCTCATCCGGTCATTCCCGCGCTGCGCCAGCGGTTCGGCCTGACGATGCTGGAGGCGACTCTTGCCGCGGCAGAGAGTGTTCTAATCAAAGCGAGGGCGAACTGATGAGCAACCCGGAAGATGATCTGACTGATGAGGAAATTCGGAAGATGGAGCGAAACCTGCTGGCCGGCAAACCGAAGCGTGGAACCGTTGTGGCGGTCAGCCATCGGAAATCGTCGGCACCGAAAAAGGCAAGCACGTCAATTCATATCAGAGCGCAGCACTTATCGAAGCTCGATGACGAAGAAGATCGGTACTATGACCTTTATATCGTCACCGGTGGCATGAAAACGTTGCGGGCAAGCAATCACTATCGCGATGAAATCGACAAGATGCTGCGCGAATATCGCCGGGAGAATCCCCATATCGAGGTCAAATGGTTCGATCCGAACGGCAAGGAATTGCGCCCACTATGAAGCCACTCACACTGGAGCGATTAGACAGGATGATGGAGAATATCGGAACGCCCCCGAAACGATCTTCGCTCGCCACGGAATCGCTCTGGGGTGCTTCTGCCATTGCCAAGTTCATGGGCGTGAGTGATGATTTCGTCCGGTCGATGGCGAAGCGTCAAGACACACCGATCAGGTGGAAAGCTGGCCGGTACTACTGCACACGAACCGAAATTGTTACGTGGCTGAGTTCACCAGATCGGAAATAACGTAACTAACTGATTTCAGCGGCAATTAACCGATTTTTGGGAATGGCTTTTGAAGCTGTTCCCTATCATTTTCTGGGTCATGAACTTTTGGCCCTTCTACCGAAAAAAAGCGCTGACTGACGAGCAAATCCTCGAGATGCTCGGTCAGGGTATTCCGACTGCGACAGGTGTAGCCGTTTCGATTGAAACCGCCCTGCGCGTCCCTGCCGTCGCGACAGCGGTGCGCACCATTTCCGAAGCCGCTGCCAGCCTCAAGAGCAAGGTTGTCCAGATCAACGCGGACAATACCGAGACGGAAGTTGAGGGCCACCCCGCTGCCGCCCTGCTACGTGGCGAGGCGAACGAGTGGACAAGCGGCTTTGAACTGATCCGCTCCATCATGGTCGATGCGCTTTGCCGGGATCAGGGCGGGCTTGCCCGCGTCACCCGCAGTTCTGACAATCGCCCTCTAGAAATCATCCGCTATCGCCCCGGCTTCATCAACGTCGACTATCCCGACGATAACTTGCAGCCTCGCTATCGTGTGAACGGCATTATCCAGAACGCCGCTGACATCATCCATCTGCGCGGCACATACGACAAATCTCCCCTGACACTGTGTCGTGAAGCCATCGGCGTTGCGATCGTCATGGAGCGTCACGCCGCCCGCCTGTTTGGTCGTGGTGCTCGTCCCGCTGGCGTTCTTCGCACCAAGAAACCGCTCGGAGACAAGGGCGCTCAGTCCATGATCGCCATGTGGCGCCAGATGATGGACGGCGCCGATAATTCCGGCAAGACGGCGATTCTGTATGATGATGCTGAATGGCTGCAGATGCAGCTTTCCAGCGTTGACGCTCAGTTCCAGCAGCTTCGGCTTTTCCAGCTTCAAGAAATCGCCCGCGCCTTCAATCTTCCGGCCACCCTTCTGGGCGATCTGACAAAGGCCACTTGGTCTAACAGTGCCGAGATGCACCGGCAGTTTCTCCAGCTCTGCCTTGAGCCGTGGCTTCAGGCCCTCGAAAGCGCCTTGCGTCGTGCCCTGTTCACCAAGGACGAGCGCAAGAACCTCGCCATTCGCTTCGACCGTGACGACTTCACCAATGTCGATCTGACCGCCCGTGCGACTGCAATCAGTTCGCTACGCTCGTCCATGGTCATGACGCGCAATGAGGCGCGCAACTGGCTTGATCTGGAGCCGGTAGCGGATGGCGACACCTTTGAAAACCCGAACACAGGATCGAGCCAGCCAGGCATGGGCCACAACGGCGGCCCGAAGCTGGATGATCCAGAAAAAGAAGAACTGCGTCGAGAGATCGAAAGGCTCAAAGATGGATCTGAGTGAAATCATCGCCAATATCGCGGATCAGGATCGCGGGCGCGAGTGTGAACTTGTCGATCCGGTTACGGGCGAGCCGACCGGAATCAAGCTCTGGATCGTCGGGCCGGACAGCAAGACCGCGCACGATGCCCGTATCGCGATGACCGACGAGCTCATGGAGCGAACCCGTTCTGACGGCACGGTATCCGGTGAGGATCGCGAGCGCGCCCGCCTGAACTGTCTCGCTCGTCTCGTGACCAAGTGGGACATCACGGAAAACGGCAAGTCCATTCCGTTCGCTCACAAGCATGTTCTGCGCCTTCTGGCAGTGTCATGGGCTGAAGCTCAGATTGATGCATTCGCCAGCAACCGCGCCCACTTCCGCGAGGTAGCGTGATGGATCGGCTGTTCGTTGAAACCAAGATGATCGCCGGCGAGGCAGGTCTGATTTCCGGTCTGGCTTGGAAATTCGGAGAACCTGACCGCATTGGCGACTGGATCGAACCCGGCGCGTTCAAATCGGCCAAGATGCCTATCCCGATCCTGTTCGGCCACGACATGAACGATCCCGTTGGTACCTGGGACATTGCCGAGGAAAAGTCTGACGGCCTGCATCTGACCGGCAAGCTTCTGGTCGATGAGGTGATCCGTGCCCGTGAAGTTCAGGCCCTGGTCAAGTCCGGTGCCGTTCGCGGCGTCTCTATAGGCTTCCTTACTAAAAGCTCCAGCCCTCGCACCGGCGGCGGGCGCACCATCAAATCTCTTGAGCTTCTGGAAGCGTCTCTCGTGACGATCCCGATGCATCCCGGCGCGAAGGTGACTTCGGCCAAATCGGCAGTGCTGGCGCTGAATATCGCCGCTGCCATAAACCGCGCAGCCGCGCAGATTGGAGAAAAGTGACATGCAGCATGTCATGAAGCAGGCGCTGCTCGGCAGCGTGGCAATCACTCGCAAAGGTGAAGAGGACGATCCTGTCTCTCTGGTCACCAAGTCCCTTGATGATCTTCGCACCTCGATTGACGAGCGTCTAAAGAAGGTCGAGGGCAATCCGGAACTCAAGGCGCTTATGGATCGCCTTGACGAAATCGAAAAGAAGGCGGGCCGTCTGGCTGGCGGCGGGAACAAGGACGAGCAGGGCGAAATCGAGCGCAAGGCTCTTTCTCACTTTGCCCGCACCGGATCGGATGTTGAAGTCAAGGCGGCAGCGTCTGACAACAATGTCGATGGCGGCTATTTCGTCCTGCCAACTGTGGATCTCAGCATCCGCAATCTGATGACCGACCTGTCGCCTATGCGCGGCCTTGCGGAAGTCGTCAGCATCTCGACCGACAAGTACGAGCGCTTCTATTCGATGGGCAAGCGCGGCGCGAAGTGGGTTTCGGAACGTGAAGAACGTCCGCAGGACACGGCTCGCCCGGAACTCATCAAACATTCGTATGGTGTGGCCGAGCTCTATGCGGCTCCGGTAGCCACCCGTCATCTGCTCGATGATGCTGCCACCGATATCGCCTCCTGGCTGATCAACAATGCCACCCACGACTTCAGCGAGACTGAAGGCGAGGCATTCATGACCGGCGACGGCATTGATAATTCTCCTACCGGCCTGCTGACCTATCCGACAGCACCGGAGAAGGATTTCACCCGTGCGTGGGGCAATTTCCAGTATGTCGCCGCCGGTGCAACACCGACCGACATTCAACTGGCCGATGCCCTGATCAAGCTCGTTGCCACGCTGCGCCGCCCATACAAGGGCAATGCAACGTTCCTGATGAACAGCAACACGGCAATCCGCCTGCGCCAGATCAAGGACGCCAACGACCGCTATCTGTGGGCACCCACAGGCAACCTCATCGAAGGTATCGAGCACCCGCTTCTCGGCCAGCGTGTCGAGATCGATGAAACCATGCCGGACATTGGCGCAAACACCCTGCCTATCGCCTTCGGTGACTTCCGTCAGGGCTACGTCATCGTGGACCGCCAGGGCGTTCGCATCAACCGCGACGAACTCACCCAGAAGGGCCGTATCGTCTTCGACGTGTACAAGCGCGTGGGCGGCGGTGCCGGTGACTTCAATGCGATCAAGTTCCTCAAGATCGCCGCGAGCTAAGGAGGCCAAGCCATGAAAGACACCTTCCACGATAACAAGGCGGTTCAGGCGATTGCCCCGGCAGTTCTGGCCGCCAACACGAACGGCGCATCCATCGACCTCAAGGGCTTCGATAGCGCGCTATTCGTCATCAACACCGGCGCAATCGACGCGGCAGGCGACTTTACCGTGAAGCTTCAGGAAAGCGACACCGGAACGAGTGGCTGGACGGATGTTGACGCCGTTGACGTATTGGGCAGTGTACCAGCTACCCTTGCAGCCAACGCGGCCTATCGGATCGGTTACATCGGTTCGAAGCGTAAGCGGTATGTCCGCGCTGTTGCCACCAAGGCAGGCGGCACGAGCATCGCCGCCGGTGTGGTCGCCATCCTCGGTCATCCGAACATCGCTCCGGTGGCCTGATATGCCGACACGCGCTCCTTCCATATGCAGTCATTGCGGCAAGGCTCACATCCGTAAAGAGCCATGCATCACTGTGCAGCGCCTTGAGAAGGAGCGCAAAGCCCGCTTCGACAAGAAGCGCCCAACTTCACGCCAGCGTGGCTACACAGCCGAGTGGGAGAAGGCCCGCAAGGAATACCTTGCCGTCTATTCATCCTGCGCCCGTTGTGGACAGCCTGCCACGCTGGTCGATCATCGCAAACCGCATAAGGGCAACCAGACACTGTTCTGGGATCGAGCCAACTGGCAGCCCCTTTGCACATCCTGTCATTCCAGCGCCAAGCAATCAGAAGAGCGGCGCAATCAGAACGAGGGCTAACTCATGCCTATTTTTGCAACCGCTGGCGCGAAGGTATTCATCGGAACTGTGCTTGATGCAAAGCCTGCCGATTTCGTGGCCGCTGACTTCACAAGCCAGACGTGGACCCAGGTTAACAATCTGGAGAGCATCGGCACATTTGGCGATACGGCAACCGAGATCACCTTTGACGACATCGGCAAGAACCGTACCCAGAAGCTCAAGGGTACTCGCAACGCCGGTAACATGGAGATGGTCTCTGGCATCGATTATGCCGACGCTGGCCAGATCGCCTTGCTCGCTGCCGAGAAGAGCATCCATGACTATGCATTCAAGGTCGAGTTCAACGACGCTCCCGAAGGCGGTACGCCATCGCAGCGCCTATTCATCGCCAAGGTCATGAGCGCAGCCGAACAGCTGGATACGGCTAACAACGTGATGAAGCTCAACTCGACGCTTGGCATCAACTCCAACATCGTACGCGTCAACGCAGCGGAGGCTTAATCTATGTTCTTCGCCACGTCAGGCACTACCCTGCACATAGGAGCGTCCCGGCCAGACTGGTACGCTCGACAGGTTACCGCGTCTGACTTCGATGGCGAGGCATGGACACAGGTGAACGGCCTATCCAGCCTGGGGCAGATCAGTGGTGAATGGCAGACCGTCAGCACCACGCTGCCTAATCAGAATGATCCCGACAATCCATCCATACCGGATCACCAGAAGGCGGCCCGCCCTGCTCACAGCATGGAGGTTGTCATTGCGCAGAATGGTGAGGATGCAGGCCAGTTGCTCATGCTGTCGGCAGAGAACAGCGTTGATCCTCACGCCTTTCAACTGATCTTCTCCAATGGTGCGACACGGCGCTTCATCGCTCACGTCATGTCGGCTGGTGAAGTGATGGATGAGGCTAACAGCGTGGTGTGCTGGTCGTTTGGCCTGCTTCTGCAATCCAACATCGTGAGGACGCCATGAACGATCAAAAGTTAGCAACTGAAGCCAAGTCGATGGTCGATGAACTTAACGACTTGATATTCAAGATGAGCCAACAGGGCTTGGTATCTCGCCTTGATGTACAGAGCCAGAACATCTTCGTCAGTGGAATGCCTACTGTCATCCCGACGTTGACGATCGAAGTGGCGAAGCCGTTATGACAATCGAATGGCAAGTGGCAGAGCTAGTGCGAAAGGCCAAGCGGTACGCGGATGCTCACGGCATAGCCATCGCAACCGCATCCACGCGCATCTTCAACGATGGCAAGGTGCTCGACCGCCTGATGAGGGGTGCATCGATCACGACCCGACGCTTCAACGCTGCAATGACCTTCCTCGACCGACATCAGGCCGGGGGTGGTCTCAAACATTCGACCCATGGCGGGGACCGGCGCGGGGAGCATCGCGCAAGACAGGACCGAATTGGAGTTTTCGCAAATGGCTGACATCGTGACGCTGGAAGGCCTGAAAGAGCAGCTGAATATCACCGCCGATCAAGGCGTTGACGATGACGCCATTCTGTCGCGCAAGCTCAAGGCTGCCCAGAGCTATATCGAAAGCTTGCTCGGTTTCAAGATCACCGAAGTCTACGGCGGATCCGGTCAGGAGCCCGTACCTGAAGCGCTGATTGAGGTCATCTATCAGACCGCAGCGAATTGGTACGAGAACCGAGAAGCTGTGCTGGTCGGTGTGAACGCGCAGGAATTGCCGTTCGGTGTCTGGCCCGTCGTCAACGAGTTCAGAAAGTGGGTGTTCTGATGGCTGACGATGGTGGGTTGTCTCGGTTCCAGCGGCGCATGAACGCGATCCCCAAAGCAGTACGCGAGGCGGTGAAGCCCGCGCTGGTAAAGTCTGCGCAGGAAATGGCAGCAGGCATGAAGCGCCTTGCCGAAACCTCTCGTGATACCGGCGCGCTGATCGACAGCATTCAGGTGACCGGGCCGGGTCAGCAGACGCCGCCATATTCGCAGCCAGGTGGAAGCTATCAGACCAAGGAAAATGAGGCTGTGATTACGGCCGGCAATCGTGACGTGCGATACGCGCATCTGGTCGAATACGGGACCAAGAAGGCGAAGGAACAGCCGTTCTTCTGGCCGACTGTCCGCACCCAGAACAAGCGCGCTCGCGACCGCATCAAGCGGGCGATGCGCAAGGCAATCCGAGACCAATGGGGCAAGAAATGAGCAGCCCAGAAATCGCATTTCATAAGGCTTTACTGAACCGTCTCAGAGATGATCCGGACGTTATTGCGCTGGTACCAGCGGGCAATATCAACGACCGGAACGCACGGCCTATTGTCGATCCGTCTATCAACATCGGGACCGATCAGGCCGATGACGCTGGGTATATCGCCCGTGACGTCGCCACTGTTTTCCATGATCTACACGTGTGGAAGAAAGAGCCCGGTCTGGGCGGGGCGAAGCTCATAGCCGCGGCGATCAGCAACGCGGTTAAGACCCGTTTCGCTCCAGAGGAAGGTTATCACTTCGTAGATTGTTATGTCTCTCGCACCCGCTTTCTACGCGATCCGGATGGCGATTTCAGCCACGGCATAGTGACTGTGCGAGCAATCACTCAGGAGGTCAAATGACACTCGAAAAGTATCTGGCTCAAACCGATACCTCGCAAGAGGATTTCGCCGCGCTGATTGGCGCATCACAAGCCGCCGTGAGCCGGTATGTCTCCGGCAAGAGATTCCCGACGCGCCGCATGATCGGGCGGATTTCGGATGTCACAAAGGGAATGGTCGCGCCTGCTGACTGGTTTCCTTTGGTGGAGGCAGCATGAGGGCCGGGAAACTCGATCGCATCATCACAATCGAGCGTCCAACTTATGAGGATGACGGGTTCGGCGGGCAGGTTCCGACATGGAGCAAGCTGGCCGATCTGCGCGCTCAGATCGTGCAGTCCAGCACTGAAGAGTTCATTCGGGCTTACGGTGCCAGCGATGAGTACGTCATCATTTTTCGTACCCGCTTCTTTCCAGGCGTCACCAATGGCGATCAGATCAAGTTCGCTGGCGAGGCCTTTGACATCAAGGAAACCAAGGAAATCGGGCGCCGTCAGGGCTTGGAAATCAGGTGTGTGAGCCGACCATGAAGGGAGCCAAGCCTCAGCTTGTTATCGATAGCGACGCTCTCAAGCGGACACCTGCGCCACCTGCTTGGTTATCGACTGAAGCCAAGAAGGAATGGCGTCGGGTCGTACCGGGCCTGGTAGAGCGCCATATACTCTCTGATGTCGATATGGGCAGTCTGGAAAACTACTGCATTTGCATCGGACGCATTCGCGATACCGAGGCAAAAATCCAGTCAGAAAAAGACACCGACATGATGCTCAAGCTCGTGCGGGCGCAAGACAAGGCCATGGCCAGCGCTCGTCAGCTTGCCGCCGAACTCGGTCTAACACCTGTGTCGCGCTCGCGGCCAACAGTGAGGAGGCCGTCTGATGGCGACGAAGACGTATCCCCGCTGGATATATGACGGGTCAGAGATCGAAGACACGTTCGGGCATGGCGAAAAAGCCGTGCAGTTTCTGCGCGCCTTGCGTCACCCGAAGTCCATTCTTCCGAAAAACGCATTCCAGCTTGACGAATGGCAGGAACGGATTGTGCGCCGCATCTATGGCCCGCGCCATCCTGACGGCTCACGAGTGGTCAAGACGGTTGTTCTTCTACTACCTCGCGGCAATCGGAAAACCAGTCTGGCCGCCGCTCTGGCGCTTCTGCATACCATCGGGCCGGAGAGAGTGCCGGAAGGTGAAGCCATTCTTGCCGCAGCAGACCGTAAACAGGCCAGCATTGCGTTCAAGGAAGCCGTGGGCATTGTCCGCAAGGATAAGCGCGTTGCCGCTGCTACCCGTGTCTATGACGCTCACAACAGCGCAAAGAAGATCGCATACCCGAAAGAAGGCTCATATCTGGAGGTTATTTCCGGTGACGCCGGATCGCAGCATGGCCGGACGCCTTCATTCGTCTTGGCCGATGAAATCCATATCTGGCCGAACAAGTACCTCTGGGAAGCTCTGACGACTGGTCTTGACAAGACAGATAATCCCTTGCTTGTCGTCGCCACAACGGCCGGACGTGGACAGGATAACATCGCCTGGGATGTGGTCGAGGATGCCCGCAAGGTTGCCCGTGGCGAGGTGGACGATCCATCTATCCTCCCGATCCTGTTCGAAGCCGATAGAAACGACGACTGGCGGGATGAGAATGTCTGGCATGAGGTCAATCCCGGCCTGCGCCACGGCTATCCGTCCCTTGATGGTTTCAGACGCCACGCCAAACGGGCAGAGCGCAGCGTAGGCGAGCGTCAGTCACTTCGACAGCTAAAGCTCAATATCTGGCTGGACGCCGCTACAGACCCCTTTGTGGACATGGACATCTATGATGCTGGCAAGGGCAGAATTGACCTCGACAGCCTCAGAGGCGAGCCGTGCTGGCTGGCTGTGGACCTGTCCTCGACTGTTGACCTTTCGGTTATCGTTGCCTGCTGGCGCGATGCTGACGGCTATGTGGTGTATCCGTGGTTCTTCTGCCCGCAGGAGAGCATCGAAGAGCGCGAATATAAATCCCGCGGCTCATATCAGGAATGGGTCGAACAAGGGCTTGTCACAGTCACCGAAGGGTCAACCATCGATTTTCAGGCGATAGAGAATAAGATCGTGGAAATCTGCGAGGATTTCGACGTTCGCGAGATCGCGTTCGATCCATACATGGCCCGACAGGTGCAGCCAAAGCTTCTCGAAATGGGCCTGCCTGCCGTGGACATGCGACAGGTTCCTTCGCTTATGATGCCCGCCTACCACGAAATTGAGCGGGCTATTCTGGCTGGAGAGTTTCGGCACGGCGGCAATCCCGTGCTGCGCTATTGCTTCTCTAATGTCGTCGTGAAGCGGAACGATACCGGCCACGTCGCAAAGTTCACCAAACCGAAAATGTGGATGTCGATCGATGGCGCTGTGGCCTCTGCCATGGCTGTCTCGCGCTGTTCCGAGGGGGATAGCGGTCGATCCAGCTACGATACTTTCAACGGGAATATCGAGGATTTCATCTGATGGCTGACGATACAGAACGACTGTTTGTTGCCCTTGAGGCTCGCGTCAACAATTTCGAGAAGGAGTTCAAGCGGGCTGAACGCACCGGAACGCGTACATATCAGAGCCTGCAGCGGAACTCGTCTCGCGCAACCCGCCAGATGGAACAGGATGCCACACGATCAGCAACCCGGATCAATCAGGCCTTTGCAACGATAGGAACCAAGATCGGCGGTTACAGCAAAGCGTTCGGTCTGGGTCTGGCCGGTGGCGTTGCAACTGCCGGTTTGGGTGTACTTGCGGCTTCGGTGAAGGGTGTAACGTCCTCGTTCGCTGAACTTGGCAGAGAAGCCAAGACCGCTGGCCTGAACGTCGAGGATTTCCAGCGCTGGCGGTACGTGGCCGATCAGAACAAGATCGGCATTGATGCACTGATCGACGGGTTCAAAGAGCTCAATCTCCGTGCTGACGAATACATCCAGACCGGGAAAGGCTCGGCTGCCGAATCGTTCCAGCGTCTCGGTATGTCACCAGCAGAAGTGAAGGAGCGTATCAAGGATCCGTCGAAATTCATGCTGGAACTGATCGAGCGCACCCGGCAGCTGAAGGATACCGCAGCAGGCGTCCGCATCTTTGATGAGCTTCTGGGCGGTCAGGGTGGCGAGCAGTTTGTTCGTCTCATTGACCAAGGTCGCGCTGGTATCTCTGCGACCATCGAAGAAGCGAACAAGATGGGTGCTGTCTTCGATAAGGAATGGGTCGATCGCGCCGCCGAGATTGACAAGAAATTCAATCAAATCTCATCCACCGTGGGCACCGTTCTCAAAGGCGCGATAGTAGAAGCTGCGCAAGCACTGGCTGACTTCATTGACGGTTTCAATAAGTTTGAGAACCAAACCCGCCGGACACTGCAGAATCGTCAGACTGCCATCATGGGCGAGAAGAACGCTTTGGCTGCTGAAATCACAGCGGCTGAAGCCGAACGTGATGAGATGACCCGTTCCGGAGGCGGTTCTCCAGGTATTCTGTCGGGTCAAATCGGTGAACTGAAGCAGCGCATGGACGCGCTGAACACCGAAGAAGATAAAATCATCGCGATCTTGAGCCAGCGCACCGAGGACGAGGCGAAGGCAAACAAGGACCTGCGCCCAACATTCCAGCCCTACGTTCCGCCCGAAACCAAGAAAGGCGGCGCAAAGAAGACAACCGAAGAACGCGAGCGCGAAAAGGCAGCAAAGGCGGCTGATCGCGAACGTGAGGCCGTCAAGAAGCTGATATCCGATCTGGAATTTGAGGCTTCACTCGTAGGCAAGTCGGCTGTGGAAAAGGCCAAGATGACGGCAGTTCGTCAAGCCGGTGCCGCCGCGACTGAAACGGAAAAGCAGAAAATCGAGGCGCTTGTAGAGAGCACCTATAAGCAGAACGAGGCATGGCAGAAATCGCAGGATCAGCTTGCGGAACTGAATGACATGGGCCGCGAGTTTGCCGGTACGTTGGTTTCCGGTCTGTTGAGCGGCGCCGAGGCCTCAGACGTTCTGGCGGATGCCCTTGGCCGACTTGCCGACCGCTTCCTTAATTCTGGTCTGGATGCGCTTTTCGGCGGCGGTGGAGGCGGTATAGGCGGCCTTTTTGGCAGTATCTTCGGCGGTGGTTCTGGCTTTGGCCTGGGTTATTTCCCGCCTGTGCCGAAGATGTACGCCCGAGGTTCAACTTTCACACCTGGCGGCGATGCCATCGTCGGTGAACAAGGACCAGAGCTGGTTCGCCTCCCACGGGGTTCAAAGGTCACACCAAATCACATGATGGGCAAGGAAGGCTCCGGCGGGAAAAGCCAGAACGTCAACGTTCAGTCTGATGTCCGCGTTTCGTTCGATAACGACGGCAACTTTAAGGCCTACGTCACCAAGCAATCCGCAGAGGTTGCGCAGCAGGCTATCGAGACATGGCAGAAGCAACCCATGACAACGCAGTGGGTTGGCAGAGCAGCTAGCAAAGCTCGTAACGAATACCGGATTAGGTGAAAGCGATGACCAGTTTAAACCGTCTCGAAAATGCAATGGTTTCAGCGCTCAGGCAGGCGTTGGCCACGTCTCAGTCCGTTATCGTTCCGCCTGGTGGATCACTGCTCTGGGGTTGGTTCATGGACCTGAACGCCACCCGCACATGGCATCAGAATGGGCCAAATCCGATCACATACGCGGATATTGATGTTTATGGGCGTTTGCACCGCTGGAACCTTTCCGCGCATCATGTGGCGATCCTGCGCGCCATGGATACCGCTTATGTTGAGGATTTCTATTCGAAGCGCTTAACCGACAAGGAGAACGCGACAGCACCACGGCCAACCGGCGAGATCAGCCCAGACCTATTCGATGCGGTGTTCGGATGAAAACGGGCAGACGTGGTGATCACCTTTACAAGAACGGTTTGCGAGAGGGGTACACCGAATATCGTTACGGTGCGGGCTCGAAGAAACTCCCGCTGGCAAGTGTCAGCATCCAGAAGCCGAAGCCCATCTACAAAGGGAAGGATCGCGAGAGGGTTCTATCGTTCGTATATGGGTTCATGCGTCAGTGGCAGTCGACGCCATTCCAATACGAGGGCGCAGCGGTAGCTGGTCTTAGGTCGGCCCTTTGTCTCAAAGGATACGATTGGAATCGATCGGATGCAGAAGCCCTGTCACTTGCGAAGGGCGCCCTCCGGAAGTTAAGCGCGGACCGCCCATCATGGAACGAGGGGCAATGGGAATACGCAGCATCGCGGACGAACTGTCTGCAATGTGGTGGATGGCTGGATGATCACGATCAGGCGATGTCACGGCGGTTCTGTTCGGTGGAATGTGCAAAAGGTCTGATGACCTTCCGTGCAGAATGGACCGATAAACAGACTTCGCTGGCGTACAACCTCGCATGGAAGGAGCATAGCGAAAGAACCGCTCCCGGTCGGCAATGCAAGCAATGCGGCTCCACATTTCATGGGCGTTCCAAGGATCGCGAGTTCTGCTCGAGAGAATGTTGGTATCAAAGCAGTCGCACTCTGATTGATAAGCCATGCTCTCAGTGCGGTCAGCTGTTTCATCCGAGATCTGAAGCGCAACGGTTCTGCTCTCTGCGATGCGATGGAATCGCCAAGGTGCAAGAGTACCGAAAAACCGCGCCCGAGCGGACATGTCCAATCTGCTGCAGCGTGTTCCGGCCCAGTACGTCTCATCAGATGTATTGCTCCAAGGCGTGCTCAAGAAGTCGGGCAGTACGAGCTCAGGAGTATCAGAAGGCCGAATGGCGCGATGTCACTTGCGCATGCTGTGGCACCGTATTCCGGTCAAACAAGAAGAACGCGAAGTACTGCAGCCGACCCTGCTTGCGCTTCGACACCCGGATTCAAAGCGGTCAGATGCCAAAATGGTTCTCGGTGTCTGTCTTCGATTATTTCTTCAAACAAGCAGCGTGAGGTAAATCATGACTAAGCGTATCAAATACTCTCCCGAAGGTGTGTACGTCTCCAGACCGGGATATGACGTGGAGACAGCCAGCCTCGACAAGATGTCGATGTATCCGGGTATGGGCGTCATGGCGCAGGTGTTAGAAGGCGCCGTGACATTGGCTGGCGAAACTAGGCAAGACTTCCCTTTCACAAACCCAGCCCAGAAACTGCCCTATGTCATCCTCAATAGTACAAGTGGGGAGCACCCTGACAGAGGTACTTTCTGTGCTGAAGTGAACCCGCCGTACAATTACGTCCGTATCCGCAACGAGAAGGATCAGCCCACTCGGACTATCCGATTTGTCGTCCTGATCGATAATACGTGAAGCCTGGAGGATGGGCGTCAAGTTGGAGCTGGCCGATCCGTTAAAACGACAACTTGGAAGGTGCTGGCTATTTCCAGCGCCGGATCAGCCACGAATTTAATTCCCCGATAGAAATCCCCGTCTTCGCTCTTGTCGCTTTGGCGAAGTCGGAACATCAAGCCTGGAGAAACCTTAATTCCGGTGGGAGTAATTTTATTCTCTGCCGCGCCGTCGATAACCCCGTCAAGCCAATCCAGACTGTCGTCAGTAGGAATGTCACCCGCCCATTCGTTATCAACCTTCCAATGCGTGATGCCAAGCTCAAGGCCCATCGCACGACCAGGTTCATACCACTCGCCCATTTTCTATGCCCCTTTTCTCCAATCTTTGAAAGCAAATGGCGCGGCCTCTCCCGGGGTCGCGCTTCGGATCGCGATAGCCTTATCCTCTCCATCCAACCGAAGGGATACATCCTCCTCATGGATCGCTAGAACAAATGTTTCTGGATCACCCCAGAGGTAGCCCGTTCCGTCTGAATTATATTTGTATTCGACGCGACCACTTTCCTCACCGTTAACAAACAGACTGCAATGACCGTGATGCATCTTGATCTCTTATACCTCCGTAAGTCTGAAAAGTATTTCGCTATAGGGGAGCCGTAAGAGAACAGTCCCATTCTCGGCAACGTCCTTCAGGACACCGATACGACAGTATAGGTCTTCGGCTCCCTCATCACGAATACACTTCGCGTCAGCACTGTCGATCAACCGATAGCCTTTCACGCCCCACACAACAGCCGTGCCACCGTCAGGCAACGCATTGAGCGGCTGGATAACGATCACGCGAACGCCAGCAAGGTAGGCGGCGAAGACCGCCACAGCTATCCAACTCGCGATGATGAAGATTGTCCGCATGCCAGCCCCTTTGCCGCAAGCTGGCAGAGGCGTGGGAGATGGTCAAGGATGTCAATCTGCGCTGGGACTGAATTCCCAAGAAAGCAGCGTGTTCCCTTTGTGCTGCGCTATGCAAAGTTCGATATAGTCACTAGGCTTGTCCTTCGAACAGCCTTCGCAGCGGAAGGCCACACGTAATCCATCTCGCCGTGAACTTGGGTTGGCAGATTTATCAGAATCCACGACCCGCATAGAAGACTGACCTTGGTTAACTGACGTCTCGATCGTTTGTGAATTGTCTTCCTTTCGATCAAACACAGTTACCTCCCCGTGGTGCAAGTAGTTGAACCCACAACGAGGACACAGCAGCTCACCTTCTTCGTTTTGTTGAATTACGTCCTTATGCAACAT